TTGTTTGTTAGTGAGTCAATTTTAAAGGGAGAAATTAACTCAATTTCCTCCCCGATAAAAGGTTCAAAGAGCCCTTGAAAGAAAGCCTAAACATAAATTGCTCCAATTTATGTCCGGTAACCAATTCATCCAAGTTCTGCACCATAAGAAGACCGCCACCTATTAATGCGATCCTCAAAATTTAAATGACTAGTTAAACTATATCTATTCAAATTATGCGATTTTAAAAATAAAAGAATTTTAAATCTAAAATTTTCATATTTTTCTTCACCATGGGCAAAATATTCGTGCAAAGCACCATCTATAACTTGCCCTATTAATTCCTCATCGGTGACATGAGGTGATTTGATGCCATAAGACAAAGATTTCAAAATAGAATCTTCATCTAAAGCACCTATACTTAAATCTAATTCAGAAATGTAAATATTCTTTCTTTTTAAAAAATCGACTTCATTAAGATCCATATATTTCAAATGGTCCCCTGTTTTAGAAGGAGGAGTATAAGTTAAACCATAAGTTAAAAGTATGCGAGCCTTGTCTATAGAATTAAACCATTCACAATCCGATGAGACTGAGCCTATGTCATCATCACCATATGTTATCTGACTAACATATTTACGGTAATAACAAAATGAAGGACTAGGTCTGAGTTCAAAAAACGCACATCTAGATAAAACTGAATTTACAATAGAATTTAAATATACTGTTAAATTTTGCCCGCTAGGATTCCCACCCATTAATGTAATTAAAGAACCATAATAATTGACAATTGGAGTAGTGACATCAGAAATCATCGATTCCATTATTATAAGGGACTTGTCATCATAACCAAGGTCCTGCGCCAATAAAACTAATATCTTCATACAAGCTTGAGTGACATTTAATGGCAATTGTTGGTCATATCCAGAATAATCCCCAGCAACAATTCTATCAGAACCATGTGTGGAAATATGGTTCATAAGCACTTGCCAATTAGGTGAATGACTGTCTATGCCCACCGCACATTCAGAAAGTAATGGAATTTCAGACAATAATCTGACAATAGGTAAAAAATATTTCCTTAAAATCAATTTAAAATCAGTCGAAGCACCGAAAAACACTCGAACTTTATCACTACCAATCTTTTTTGGCTCATCTTTTAAATGAGCTGTAAAAACAGGATACGCCCTCTCGCCATTTAAATATAAATTTTCCATTTGCTCAATTCGGTCCCAGAAAAAAGATGAATTTGAATCAAATTCTTTTTGATTATCAGGACCTTGAACAAAATCAGACATCTTACCTGATAATGGAAAGCCAATTGAAGAAGTCATTTTTAGACCATCAATGTATCGCAAGCCATTAATTCCATTAATTGTTTCCATCTTATCTAATGGTCTACAAAATAATTTACCAGTTTTATAGAAAATTTTTAATTCTTTAGAAATAGGCAAATAATAATCATTAACGGCTTTCTGCAAAACTTCAGAAGATGGGCCAATTCCAGGTTCAGCAAATTTGGCTAAATTCTTAGAAAAATGATACCATTTCGGAGGGTTGTTCATATTAGGAGGTCCATGTATTATTTGCTTATCTAAGCATTTAAATAAATCATCAGCATATTTCCGCTTAACAACTTTTGTGCGATACTTATGAGTATCACCTATGATGCCATGATTAATAATATAACTAGGATCATCAATGAAATTTAAGGGATGATCAGGTCTAGTATTAATCTCAGGATCCTTAGAGCGATTGCGAGGGTGCGTTAAACCAAAATGAGGATCAAATAAACCCTCAGACGCAACATTGACCACGTCTACATTATCTAAAGTTAAAAATTTAATAGAAGATTCCAATTGCTGACGTGTAACAAAACCAGCACACCCATGAGGTGTACCTGTGGCACCACCTAGATGAAAACCTAAGATGGCTGTGGGTTTAGTATTGGAAACCCAAGTTCCCATACACATACCAGAAAAAGTTTTGGTTCCATCTAATAAAGAATATCTAAAACCAGTATAAGAAGAACCATTAATAACACCATTTCCTTGCGTAGTTTGAATACCCGGATCAAGTCTTGCACTAGTTCTATTTCTATACCCCTCGTGTGTTAAATAAGCCATTTCAGCAGGCAAAGATCTATTAGAAGAAATAGTAGTAAAAAACTTTAACAAGTTAGACATTGGAACGCCATAGGTAACATATAATACACCCAAATCTGTGCCAGAAATGTGTGAATAATGGTGTTTATTAAATCTAACTTTAGTCAATCTATCTTGCATTTCCTCAGTTCGTGAAGATCTCAAAATAATATGTGATACATTCTTTTTGAGCATTATTTCAAAAAAATGGTTAGGAACAACCATGAAATTTGTCTTTAAAAAGAAAACGTTGACAAAATTAAACTTTTGATTAATATCGTCTACCATTATAGTAGCAATACACAAATTCTTTTCTACCTTGTTCACAAGTTGATAATCGACCATAGTCTTACAACTCTCTGTAGCCAATGGAATTATGCTTTTATTGACCCAAACGTTTGTCTGCTTAGAATTAGTATTAAGTTCTTCAACAGATAAAGGCACTAAATTACCTTGATTATCCATTTTCTTACGTAAAAAGGATGAACCTGTGCGAGCCAACAACCGTATTATTTGGACAATAAAACAAGAAATACCCACCGAAAAAGTGGATATAGCAATAACGCTGGTTATTGGATTAGAAACAGCGGTGTTTATATACTGTCTATACCTACGATATCTTACGTAATAAATAGTGGAAATTTTATATAAACAAAAGGTAGAGACAAGCATAAAAACTGTATAATGCAAAGCAAAAAAAGACATAAATGTCAAACCAAAGTAAGAATAAATATCCCTAAAAGAAAAATAATTGACAAACGATGGGACGAAATCGGTAGATTTTGATAAGATTGCAACACCACTCTGAACATGTAAATTTTCATATGTTGATCTGTTGTGAGGGTAAACGTCCTTATAGGCGTCAGAAAGTGTCTTAGGTAGACTTGAAATTCTCTTCACAACATTCTCCTGATCTTTACAATGAGTAGAAGCCATTTTGCAAACAAGATCATGGACTTCCCTTATATTAAGTGGTAAAGCAATTCCGTTACTATCACACTTAAGGGGTTTTTTAACAACTACAGCCTTACTAGCATCACCACCAGAAGTTATGGTGAAACAGTAAATATCCCAAAAATCAGCAAAGATTTGTTCTAAAGGCTCAGAAGTTTCCATAGTTTTAACAAAGTCTCTAGCCAAAATAGGGCATAACTGGTAATGTTCTGGTGAAGCTTCAGGATTTTTGGCAAATCTGCGCTTAACTTGAACCGTCATAAATAAATTAAAACGCCTTAAAATGGAAACTGGCTCCATAGAATAAACTCCTGCTAATAAATCTTCTACGTTAGTTGTAACTGTAACTACTTTTGGTTCCAAAGGAATCTTTCCTTTAGAGGCTAAATCTGCCATAACGGGATAAGATGCTATGTTATTGACAAATTCAATAATTTTTTCAACTGGAGAATTTTTAACGAACTCAGGACGTGTATTACACATGTCATCTAGTAGAATAGCCTCAGTGCCATATTTATATGTGGAAAAGAAATTATCGTTAGGGTTATATACAGTAGCGTATTCAGGACTAGGATTACCACCTTGAGCAATAATGGCAGAAGTTGTCAATATCTGGGAAATAGAACTCTTCCCAACAGAAGAACCTCCATGTATACACATGGCAAAAGGAGACTTACGAAGTCTGCCGCACATGGATAATCTTACCATTTCCTGAAGTTTTGATTCTATGACCTCCCATTTTCTTTTTACTATTTCAGCTTCTTGAGTATTAAGGGATTTTAATGAACCATATTGTGACCTATAAAAATCGATCAATTTAACTGCATCTTCCCTATATTGAACTTCATCCCTAAAACCAGAATTCAACCAATCTAATTCTTTAACAGCACTCCAACTAGAAACAAACTTGACGTGCAACTCAGCCATAATTAGCTGTTCATGGTTGTCAAATAATAAGGGTCTAAAAGATTTGTATTTGAAACACAAATATCCAATATCTAAAAAATATTCGACTGATTCCATAACTAAATCAAAAATATCGGTGATAGTAAAATTATTAGAATTTTGTAAACGTTTTAAAAACGAATCGGAAAAAACTTTAAAACCTGCTATAGTGAATTTCAATTGTAAAGTAGAACATAAAAAATTTGAAGCTAACATGGTAAAAAGTTTGCTACAAAGTTTAAATGCCTTAGAATTAAACATGTGTTTAACAGATTTGAATTTACTTCTCAAAAATGTGACAAAATCATTATGAGAACAATCAGATTGTGTTTCATCAACATCGGTCTCAGATTCACCAGAAGATTGCATTTTAAAAATGAAATTAAAATCTTTGAATAGATTTTTAACAAAAGGCCAATATTGAATAAGGTTTCTCTCTTTAATAAATAAATAAACTATAGAAATAACATTGGTCATATTTTGAGAAGAAGATAAACCTGCTACAAATGCCATCCAACTGTCCAAGTGCAAGTCTAAAACATTTTGGCTAGACAAATAATCTCTGCATTTAATAAGAGTATTTAAGTTGCGTACTCTATCATATAAAGAAGT